AGTGCTAACCCCAGGCCGCACCTGCGTTAATTGTGGTGGGCTTTCGTACCTGTACTTTGCTGGCGTCCCTGATTCAGAAGAAACAGTGCCTGCAGGCGTATTGATCTGACCGCCCATTCCACTGTGATTAACGCAGTAGTAATACAAGGTTGGGGCGTCTTTAGCTACCTTGATTCGTGTGTACGCTCCAGCACTGCCAGCAGTACCAAAGGTTGTTACGCCTGTTGTGTATTCAGCACCGCTGCCATGAGTGCCATTGCTTGTTGTACTTAGACGCAATGGGTGCCCAGAGTTTGACGAGTCCGCCTGGCTAAACAAATAAACAGTGCCTTCAGTCAGCGTCAATGTTTCGTTGTCTGTTGACGATCCATCGATCCGATACCTGTTGCCACCACCAGAAGCCGCAACTGTCACAACAAGTGTCACAGTTGGGACTCTTGACGGCTCTGAGCGCAAGGCATCAGTGTTACCGCTCCAACCCGACAAAGACCCGTCAGGCAAATCAAAAGTACTGAAGGTGCCTTTTGTCTCGTCAAAATGGTCAAGAAACAGCTCTGCCGACGCATCGCCGATGTTGGCGTAAGACAGTTGCAGCTTTACGTTGGTGCGGTCACTGCCGTACAGGATTCGTGTTTCAGCGCCGTTTTGCGATTTAAACGTTCTGATTGGGTAATCCCCAGGATCAAAAGCGCGACTAGTTGGGACAAGCGATGGGAAAGCCATTACAGAATTTCAACCTCATCAAAATTCAGCATGGCAGCGACCAATAGGCTCCTGCGGTCATCATCGCAGGGATGCTCGGAAGCAACAATATCTACTGTGCCTTCTTGCGAGAACGTTAGCTGTTCAATGACATACACGTTTTGAGAAACGGTGGTAGTCCTTACGGAGAACACGACACCATGAAACTCAGTTGCTGCGACCGTGCCTCCAGTGATCTGCATTTCACCCGTTTGAACATCATCGTTGCCGCCTCTGTAGTAATCAACGGGATACATACCGTCTGCAAGCTCAGTCACACTTGTCACCGCACCCGTCGAGCTAACCGTTCCACTGTTTGCACTGCTGTATGGGCTTGATTCGGTAATGACCCGGATGTACGAACCAGCCTGAATTGCCAAGCCCTCAACCGTTGTTGAAAAATTAATCGTATGCGTAACTAGTCGGCGTAAGGCCAGGAAGTACTTGCCGACGTTCACGGCATGTTCTTTTGACGTACAGAACTGCGTCAGATCAAACTGTTCATGGGGTAAAAGCTCTAGTCCTTTATCAAAATACTGATCATTCTTTTTGTTTCGCACAATAACTGTCCGTTCTTGAGGTAACTTGTTTTTTCGCTCTTCCCGATAACGAACAACAGCTTTAAACGGCCTGCGTTCTTCGGCGCTGAGATATTCAATCTCTAACGTATCTTCAAGGATGTTGCCTGCAGTAAATAATTGTTCAATAGGCACCGGTCCATCATTAAAACTGCCGCTGTCATATGTCGGCAAGGCAGGCTTTAAAGAGAACTTGCCATCAGAAATAACAAAATTACACAGGAAGAATGGGGCAACACTTGCAATAAACTCACGCAAGTTGGTTCGATCAGCAATTGCTCCGTTAAAGAACAACTTCTGCGTTTCTAGAAAACGAGACGTAGCAATCAAATCATCTTTACTTATCAATACTGGGGTGTCGGATGTCATGCCAAGTAACGCCCCAGCGCCGCCCATTTGATCCGTCATCATGTAATAGATCAGATCAGTAAATAGATTGCTTGGGCCATTAGCCTCAGAGTCTCCATAAGCGGCTGATCTATCTGGGTGTAACCGTTCCACCCGTAAACCTTTCCCTAACCACATTCGCAGTTGATCGAGGCGAGTAAAGTTGCGAGTTGCCTTCAGCGAAAGACCTGCAAGTACAAGATCATTCATTGATGGCAGCGTCTCGTTCTCTTGCACTTCGTTGACATAGACAACCTCATGTTCGGGCTGGCCAGAGTTTGATTTATCAACAAAGTCTCGATAAAGACTTATGTCAACGTATTGGGTTTGATGTGCAAATATTTGGGTTGAGGTAAACTCGGCCGGAGTATTATTTTGTATTAAATTTCCAACTTGATACACAAAACCTGCCTTGGGATAAGCTTCTGTTAGGTAAGGATTGTTACTAGTAAGTGTAATTAAATCCTCGAATGTTTCGCCTTTTTCCCAAGTTTGTGATGTACCTCCAACTTGTTTGACAACAACCTGTGGAGCTGTCCAAATAATTCCTAAGCCGCGAAAGTCTGGCCACATAAAACGAACTGTTGAGGTCAACGTAACTTGCATTGTTTTGCTGCCTTTTGTAAACTCTCTTTCTACAGTTTTTGAATCGCCAACTGAAAGGCCTGGCCCGGTTGCATCACCAAAGACTTGATACAGGTAAGCTTGCCTTCGTCCAATTACACCTTCAGTCCTTTCAGCTAACGTAACTTCAAATCTAAAGCCTGAATAGTTAATTGTTTGCTGCCCAGAAGGTGCGTCGGGGTTGTTCTTAAAAGGATTGCTGTCTGGATAAGCTGGGTGGCTACTGTTCAGATTTTGCGTAGATTCGGACCCGCGTCTTGCCTCAAACTTATCTCCTTCCTTAAAATTGCCAGAACTTCCAAGAACACTTGTAGAAACTATCCCCCAGGTATGAGTAGCGCCGTTGTATTTTCTAGCGAAATGATCAGGAGATAGTTCAACGCGCTCGTAAGTCCAATAAATACTGATCCACTTGCGTGGATTGTCGCTTAAAAACTCTTGGGTAACAATATTAAAAGGTGAGGGAATACTGAGGTCACTTGCATTTCCAATTATGGTGTGAGCGAACGCGCCAGCTTTTCCTCCATAAGTTTGGTTTTGATTGCTTACGTTTTGAACTTTTTTAATTGCTTTGGCTTCCGTGCCAGCAACAGGCGCTGGAGCGTTACTAACGCGAACAACGCTGTCGGGAAACGTGCTTGAACCTGTGCCAGGAACTAGCTGAGGCTCTCGCATAAATTCTTTGTTCTTAGTAATTGACCCTTTTGCAATTTGCTTGCCGCTAACTCCTATCGTCATCGATCCAATGCCATCAACCGACAAGGTGCGAAATTCGAGGCTTGTTGACTGGTCAGATACAGAATGAGATAGATCCATCAAGGTTTCGGTATCAGGGAGCCTACGCATCTCCGATCCAGGAAATTGCACAAACTTAAATTCAAGCTCTTGTGCTTCTTGGCCTGGGGCTAACGCAAAACGAATAAAGTTGTACTGTGCAACCGGACGGCTTCCGCGAATCAAGAAGAACATCGGTATAACAGCAAAAGAAGAGTTGCTATCTCCTGCCTTACGCACAAATACACGGAAAACAGTTGACCGCATAATGTTTGCGGTAATTGTTCCGTTTGATACCTGAATGTTATCTTTGTCTAAATTGTTTAACTCGTCAGGAGTTGGCAGACTGTTAAAAGCACAAAGGCCGTTTAGTTTTTGAAAGACAGTGCTTTTTAAACCAATTTCAGTAACGACTGCAGGTCGGTTGTTCCTGACTGTTGCGGATGCAACTTTAGTGATTGGATAAAAGCCTTCACCAATTGAGGCTGGGGGCCCATCTGGAAAATCATCACCAATAAAGTCTTGACTTGGCTCTACAACTTTTGAAAGACTTACTATCCCGATTAGATTAAATTGTGATTCATCAGTATTAATACACTCAAGACTAATTTCTTGATTGTCGTTTACAGCGTTTTCTCCGCCAGGGCTAAACCGTTCCAGCTTTCTATGGGTTACTTTCCATATCGTTCCAGCGATGGCAAACTGTTCACCGACCTGCATTGCATCATCAGCCGCAAGCTGCATTGACTCGACCGTGCTGTTTATATCAGCAACACTTTCCCCAATATCGTCTCTTTTGTAGAGGTCTTTGTCGATGCTTGTGGTACTAATTACAAAAGCAATCTTGTCGCCAACTGATACGGCCACTACTTTTTGAAGGTCATCGCCGGTTGTTGTTTCTACTGACCCA